TAAGCCATTTTTGCTCCACCTGCTGTTCCAAACCCACCTAAAGCATACCAAGTATTATTAAATTTTCTTCTTGCATAATATCTGCCATTAATAATCTGATAACCTCTACTAGAATGATTCCTTTGACTGTTTTTTGCCAAAGTAAGTAACTGAAGATTCTCTATCCGATTATCAAGCTTGTTACTATTAATATGGTCTACTTGCAGATTATCTGGAATAGAACCATAATGTAATTGCCAAATTATTCTATGAAGTAGATATTTTTTACAATCTATATTTACCCTTCCATAACCACTTGGTGAAATATGCCCTACTTTTTGTCCTACTTTAACGCTATTAGAATTTGCTACTTTCCAATACAGGTTGCCATCTCTGTATTCAAAATATTCTTTAAGATGTTCGTTTGAGCTCATTAGCAAAATCCCTTAATTCAGATTGTTGTACATCTGGTAATTCAAAAAATGCTTGTTTAAGTGCACCAACTGCATGAGCTTCTTCTAAAGTTTCTTTTGCCTTCTTTAGTTCGGCTTGTGTAGATGGCTTGTTAACAGCACTGTTGTCTTTGCTGTCTGCATCTTTTGTATCATCCAGAAGTAAAAGGTTTCCTAATGCATACTTCTTTGCATAACTGCTGCTAGATCCAAAACTCTGACTGATATCCATACCCTTGCGAGTTGGATTAATACCTGCTTGTGCTTTAACACTAATAGCATTTTCACCTATCTGAAAAACTGCTGTAGCTTCTACATACATATAATTACCTACCTCTTTAACTTCATCGGTAAGTAATAACAATGCATTGTGTTTAGCTAGTAAAGGTTTTACAGCTTCTAAAATATCTTCTGCACTTCGGTAGTTATAATTACCAAATTTATTTAACTGACCTTTTGGTGCTTTAAGTTCTTGCTGAATTTCAATTAGTTCTTTCATTTATATCTCCTTTGTTTGTGATGCCATAATTAATTCTTGGTAAGCATCAGGGTTAAGTTGCTTGATTAAACCTAGAACTGAATTTGCTCCAGAGTCTAGTACGATTTCTGCAAAATTACTAATTGCAAAATGTTGGTTAGCTTCTTCCATTATTTTTTGTTGCATTTTAATATCTCCTTTGTTATTAATATCTTTCATCCCAAACTCCAGTTTCTTTATCGTAGATCCAGTTGTCAGGATTTTCTTCGTATTCACGAGCTTCTTCTTCTGCATCTCGTCTTTCTTCAGCAGCATTGATTGCATCTTGTGCAATTGCATCCCATTCTATTCTGCCAAGATATTCAGCAATCTGATATGAAGTAAGTTGATCTTCAACAGCTTCAAGCCAAGCTTCCTGTAGTCTGTCAGCTACTGGATATTTAGCGTTGAACTCTGCTGTCTCATAAGTATAGTCATCTGCTAGTTCAGCTACGATGTCTAGTCCGATTAGTTTAGTGATTGAATTTTTGTCTGTTAGTATCATTTTAAATCTCCTTTGTTGTTTATAACTTAATTATACAGATATGCAAACCATTTGCAACACTTATTTGCACAAATAAATTAATTAATATATTATCTGCATATGGTGTTATTTCACACTTACAAAGGAGTTGTTATGAGAATTATTTTATTAATGTTGTTAAGTGGTAGTTTAAGTGCAGAAAGTGTTTGGACTGATGATGGATCATTAGTTATTATTGATGCACCAGATTCTATAGTTTATGTAGATAATGAAGGTTCAGTAAACTATGCTACTGAAGTGTCTAATGAAGATACTACATTTGTATATGGAGAAGATAAACTGACAGTTTGTCAACCAACAGCTAATGGAAGTATTTGTTATTAACTAGGGGGAGGATAAGGGAGGAAACTCCCTTGTTCTTTTTAAATTTGGAGATATAAATGGTAGATAATATTAATCCTGATCATTACAAACAAGGTGGCATTGAAACAATAGAATATATGAAAGCCAAGATGAGTAAGGATGAGTTTTATGGATACATTAAAGGTAATGCTTTAAAGTATATTAGCCGAGAAGGTTTAAAGTCTGAAAAAATTATAGACAAAATTGATGACTGTAAAAAAGCAATATGGTATCTTGAGCAAATGATTAAAGTGCACCAAACAGACTTAAAAGTTTTGGAAGTTAAAGCCAAAGAAGATAAATGGATAGACGATCCATTGCTTGATGAAGATTAATTTAAACAAACCACACCCTTGCCATATATGCAAAAAAGAAGGCAAATTTTTTTACAAAAAATGGTGGTGTGGGCATGACAAATATTTAAAAGGAGTTTGTAATGACAAAGGGAAAAGAGACACTAAAGAAAAATAAAAACGAATGGAAGGAACATAAATTTGTTTGGGAGGGTTATACATATTTTATAATGAGCAAGGACAAAGAATTTCATATTGTTCATGAACCTACAGGAAAGATTGTTACAAAGGGGGAGTTATGAAATACGAAAAATTAAAAAATCAAACTAATCTACATTGGTATAATTTAAAAGATGGCAGGAAATTACAAAGATTTCAAATATCAGAAATGATTTATGCTTTGTTTGATGGAGGAAAGGAATTGACTATTCAAGATGTAGCAGAAAATGTTGGAATAGAAGAAACTACATCAGCTCATATTATTAGAAGTTTATGTATTAAAGATTTATTAGTTAGAAGAAAAACTCAAAGAAACACTGTATATTCCAAGAAGATTGATTGTGCATTAGCTACAATGTTTTACCCAAAAGAAATACTAGACAACTTCAAAGTTAAAAGTAAAAAATCTCATAAGATGGATGATGGAAAAAATGTTTCATATCCACAAGCTACCCCTCATATGTATGGATGTGTAAACACTATTTATGAAGGTGGTGAGTGAGGATTAGTCGCCTCATGACTATCCTAGATGATTGGTCTAGGTGGATGAAAGTAGATAAGCATGGATTAGGTTATCCAAGTAGCACAAGTTATTTTTTTACTGGTGGCGAGTCTACAGCAGAAGTGTTTGAGGATATGGTATCTAAAACTGATATAAATAATATTAAGATTGTTGATGCTGTTATTGATGGTCTTGAGAAAAATCAAAAGTCTGCTATTTATTATCGGTTTCTTGGTGGTAAAAAACCTTTGTTTTATGAAAAGAATTTAGATCTTGCTTTTGATAATTTATTAATTATTACTAGTAGAAGAATTTATGCCTAATTAATTATTGCAAATTAGTTGCACATTTATAAATATAAATGTATACTTCTTGGGTAAACAACAAAGGAGAATTAAAATGGCAACACCAAACTACAGTAAGTATTTAAAAGACATAGTAAACAAAAAAGGTAAACTAGCTAAATGTTTTAGCGTATTTCACGACTATAGCATTGGTAATCAAATTTTAGCAATGATACAGCTAGAGGAAAGAAATGAAGATCTATCACCGATAGCACCTTATAAAAAATGGTTATCTTTAGGTAGACAAGTAAAAAAAGGTTCTAAAGCATTAGAGCTTTTAATTCCAGTTATTTATAAGAAAAAAGATGCAAATGGTAAAGTGTTATTAGATAGCAATGGTAAAGAAAAAACTGGGACTGCATTTTCTTTAAAAAATCGTTGGTTTACTTTAGATCAAACTGAACCATTAGAAGGTGCAGAAGAATTTAAACAAGAAGAAAAAAATGCTACTTGGGATGCCCAGACAGCTCTTAATAATTTATTAATTATTGAAGAAAAATTTCAATATGCTTCTGGAAATTGTCAAGGTTATGCAAAAGAAGGATTTATTGCTATTAACCCTATAGCACAATATCCACACAAAACTAGGTTTCATGAAATTGCACATAATGTTTTAGGTCATTGTTCTGAAGGTACTATGTCAGATGACGATAGAACACCAAAAGACATTAAAGAAGTAGAAGCAGAGTCAGTAGCATATATTCTTTGTCAGGTGCTAGGGTTATCTGGTGCAGAGGACTCTAGAGGTTATGTTCAGCACTGGCTATTAGATCAAGAAATTTCAGATCAGTCTGCTGCTAAAATATTTTCTACAGCAGATAAAATTTTAAAAGCAGGGCAAATAGGAGTTTAATACTCCTATTTGTTTGTTGCTCTTATAATCCCATTTTTAAGTTTAGCATCTGGAAATACTTTTTTAACTAAATCTAAATAGTCAGCAGCTTTTTTGTTTTGCTGGAATCCTTTTGATGTAGCTTTGCCTATACCATCACCCTTACCTTGATACACACTAATAAATACTTCACCATCTTTTCTAACTGCATCTTTAGCTTGTTTTAATACTTTAAGCTGGTTAGCTTCATCTTCAATAACATTAAGTACATTATTTATTGTAGCTGTGTCAGCATTACCACCAGAGACTGCATTAACAACATTAGCGTTATGAGCTTTAGTTCTATTAAATGGATCGTAGACTAAATTAGTAGCATCAGATTTTTGTAACAACTCATCAGCGTTATTAAATCTACCACCACCTATATCAATATTAACACTGCCTTTTTTAAATACACCTTCCTTGTTTAGCTGTGTAAATGCAGCAGGAAGTTTAGAGCTATTTATAGAAGTGTCTGCTGATGTAATTGCTTGTACAGGTTCATCCCATACAGAGCTAGTATTTTTCTGTAGTAATCCACCTGACTTTGTAGGGTTGCTTGTGGTTGGGTTTGAGAAAGTATCTAATAAACCTTGCTGTCTTAATTTTTCTTGTTTAACTCTTTGTTCAAATTTTGGCATAACACTATCTAACCATTTTTGATCAAATTTTTGTGTTGGAAAAGATAATTCTGCTGAACGATTATCTGAACCAACAGGTTTACCTAACCTTCTTCTTTCTGCAACAAAGTCAGGAAACAATTCAGCGTGTGGCATTTGCACTTGTAATTCACCAACTTGAGTTCCACCTATATGAGTATTGTAAGTTGGATGTGGTACATTTGGGTTTGTAATAATCATATTGTCAGGATCTATTTTTCCAACCCTATATCCAGAAAACATATTAGGTGTGTTTATTAAAGGTGGATCTGTAATTGCTTTTTTAATTGGAGCTATTTCAGGGAAACCCATATTTCTAAATTTAGCTTGACTGCCTATTTCATTAAATTGAGTTCGTAATGCTCCTGCCCCTCTTTGATATAATTGTTCTCTAGCTTCAGGATGATTTATACCTAACCATTCAGGTCTAATTTTTCTTAATGAATCATCAAACTCTTTAATTGTTTTTTTAGGTAAATTAAAAGTTCTTATTTCTTGTAAAAATCCATCTGTTAACATTGTATTAAATCTTAAAGAATCATGAGCTGAAGTAGTATACATTGTTGCAGGATTGTACCCTTCGTCTAATAACCCTCTTGCTTGGTTACCTATTGTAGAAACTCTGCCTTTTTCTGATGCCCATATGTCATCGTTTATATCAGCAAATCTACCACCACCATGTAAAGGTACACCTTCTTGTAAAGGCACTCCATCTATTTCAGTTAATAAACCAACATTTGTTCTATCACCTTTTGTAGTTATTCCTGCTAATTTTTGATTATATAAATCTTCAGGTGTAATTATCTTCGGTGTTTTTGTATTTTCAAATGGAACAATAACCGAAGTCATGTCATCAATAGGTCTTAATTTTGTAGTATCTACAGTTATAGATTTACCACTAGCTAAACTTGGAGTTGTTAACGGATGTATAAATCCTTCCTTAACTGCATCCTTTCTTGTCATTTTGTTTTTTACATTAGATATTACTTTTTTAGTTTTTTTAATAACTGGCTTTGCAACTTTACCTATGGCTTTAGATGGATCAGCAGCACTTAACAACATTCCACCAGTACCTAAAGCTACATCACTATAGTTATTTTTTGCTGCACCTCTACCTGCCATCCTTCCCATATCTTCAGTAAATGGTATGCCAAGTAAATCCATTATCCCAAAATTACCTTTGCTACCAGCAATAGATTTTGCAGCAGGGGTAGATACATACTTGTCTAGAAAACCGTAAACATTTTCTTGAGCAGACATATTTCTTGCAGTGCGTGGTTCAAAAGCATGATCTAAATATGGCTTTCTATTTAATGCCCTTTCCAGTTCAGACTGCATAGCAATTCTTTCTATTTCGTCTAGTCTCATCTTTTATTCCAAATAAATGTTAGCCAATATTTCAATTTATTTACCCTTTCTTGTTGTAGTGGTTTATCTATTTTTTTTAAGAACTTCTGTCTAAACGATAAAGTTTTTTTAGATAAATTTAATGCTTCACAATAGACCATGTAGTCTTTGCTGCAATTGTGTGTTTCAGTGCCGTCTGGAAGTGTCATAAGCTTCGTGGTGCGACTTTTATTTGTATTTGCTACAAAGAGGTCTTGGTTAATCATCTAGGTCTTGTACATTCATATGTATGCTATCTACAATCATTTCAATTGAACTGCCATCAGATAAATGTATAATCAGCTCGGATTCACCCTGTACAACATCTACTGCATCTATGGTTTTATCTGCCATATGTAATGCTATTAGTTGTACATCCATTTCTATTTTCCTTATATGGGTATAACCGACTCTGATTGTATTTTTTCTATTGGTTTTTTCCCCTTTGACCACTTCCCACAATCTTGGCATTGAAATCTTTGGTATTTGTTCGTCAGAGATATTTGCACTCCTCGTTTTTGTAAATTATAACTTCCACAATTTGGGCAACACATTTCTTTAGTTTCTAAATTATGATTTGGATGAACTGTAATCCATCCATGAAGTTTGTAGTAAACTTCTTCTGTAATTTTAACATCATTAATGTTGTACTTTTTCATTAACTTCCATGCTTTGGGATTCTTTGCCATACAATCAATCCATAATGGCATCCCTTCATGGCTAACCTTTTTTCCTACATTTAACAAATTAGCAACATAATCTAGTTTATTACTTGCAAATCTAAATTTGTTTCTAGTTGTTGTGAGTAGATCAATATCTTTGTAAGGACTTGGTGGTGGTAGTTTATGTATTAAAAACTCTTTATTAAGAGTTGGCATATCAAATCTTTTGCCATTGTAAGTTATGACAGCATCAGCTTCATTAATTAATTCATGCACTTCTTTAATCATTTTTGCTGGTGTTGTGTCATAGATACTAGAAAAAAATATCTTTTTTTTATCTAACCACTTTGCTGCCCAACACAAAACTGTTGATGATTCTATTAGTTGATTCAAGCTAATGTTTTGTTGAAACAACCCCCAATGAAATCCTGTGTGTGGACTTGTTTCTATATCCAATACTAATATTTTCATATAATGTATATTGCCAATAAGTAACTTGTTAATAATAACAAACAAATACCAAGCATAGCTAGTAATGCTTTTAAAATACTTTTATGTTTTGTAAGCATTATTGCGAATAAATCATTGTCCCTTTCTTATTAATGATTAACGCTTTTTTCCTAGCACTCTTTCCATTCTCTGGAAAAGCGATATGAACCCATTTATCAAACTCCAGAATAATCTGGTCATAAAGAATATCAGACCTAAAAATAGCATCCACAATGTCATTAGGGTCACCATACTTTGGGCAAGTAAAGTCAACAGCCAATCCTTTAATGTGAGCCGAAGTTGGTTTAGAACCGAGTAATGTATTAAGCTCCAAACAACGATAGCCACTGCTAATAAGTATAGGATTATTATTAAGTAGTTCTCTAACATTTTCCATGCTCCATGCTGTTATCAATAGATTATCTAACACCTCGTCAGATGGTGTGTTATCTATATCCTTTCTTGTTGCTGTTTCGCTAAAGGTTAATTCATCTACAGTAAAATTAGGAGATGCCTTTATCATGTAGCAATGCCTTTTAGTTTTTCATAGGTACGCAATCCAGACATTCCGAGTAAAGCAAAAGTTAATTCTAATAGAATCTCATTATCAATAGTAGGTATAGGTGTTGTTACACCATCTAATCCATCTAGGTAAACTGCAAAAGGATGCCCAACAAAAAGCCAAAACACACCAATAGCACATGACCAACCTATCATGGGTCTCCATCCAGAAACAAACAATGACCTATGTGCAGCTTCTACTTTGTTAATTTCTGTTTGTGCTAGTAAGAGTTTGTTAGCGTTGTCAGTAAGAGACTTTTCTATTTCTCTTTTTGCTTTTTGATTAGCGTTCTTATCAGGAACAACTCTATCTAAAACATTTCCAATTAATGGTAATAATGCTTGTATCATGATTCAATCCATCCATATAGTAAACAAAGTGCAATAGGTGTAACAGGTAGGACTGCTAATAAACCTAACCCAATAACAATAGGTTTAAACAGTATCTTTTTTAATTTATCCATTGTTTAAACAATATAGTAACTAGTGATGATATAAATGCAGCGATTGCCATACCTGCCCAAAAACCACCTTTGCCTTGATTAGCTAGTGCTAACATTGCTTTCATATCTCTTGAAAGTTCATCTTGGCTTTTCTGTAATTGCTCTATCTGCTCTTTCATTCTTCCAAATTCTTGTAGGTTAATATCAGGCATTATCTTCCACCCCCAATAATATCTATTGTAGTATATTTATTATCATCATCTAACAGTGGAGAGTATTGTGCTTTAGTTGAATCTAATAAGCTAGGAATAAATGCACTTGCTCCCACACCTTTTCTACTTGCTAAAGCATTTAACATACCACTACCTGTAGGCATATAATTTCCAGAGCTTAATTTTCTTTGTGAATTTTTACTTAATAATAAATTAGGAATAGCTTTTTCTGCTCCTAATAATAAAGGAATACCATATCCGCCTGAAGCAAACCCAACACTACCATATTTTGCAGTTTGAAGAAGCCCATCTTTAAGCAAATCATATTTGGATGATTTACCAGCAGGTTTAACTACATCTCCATATTCTTCAACAAAGTCCATAATTATTTTACCTTCATCTTTTACTGGGGCTTTGTTTCTTGTGTTTTTTTTGTAAAAGTCTACAGCATCTAAATTGCCTTTTTTAACAGAACTTTCTACATTAAATGCTCTAGCAAAACCTCGTTTAGCTTCTTGTAAGCTATTAATAATATCTTTATCGCCATATTTTTTAGCCATAAAATCAAGCTCTGCTTCTGCTTGGTCTAATCGTGCTTTTTGTTTGTCTATGTTTTTGTAATTAATAGGCTGCCCATCTCTGTCAGCTTTTTTTCTAGCAGCTCTCCAAGAATCTGCATAATCCAATTTTATTTTTCTTATATCTTCTAGTATTTCTGCTCCACTTCTAGAATAAACAGTTTTAGTTTTAGATGGTGGTGGGGTTACTGTTTTCATAATTGGCTTACCACTTCCATCAAGAAGCCCCGTATCTATTTCTTCTGGTTTACCTTTTGTAGTTTTACTTTTTTG